ACCGAGCCGATGTCGCCGGTCGTCAGCACCAGGGCCGCGCCGCTCTGCCACTCGCTGATGAAGTTCTTCGTCGCCACCGTGACGCGCAGGGGATTGAACGACCCGGTCGGGTTGCGCCCGGTGATCTGGATCTCGCCGTAGCCGTCCGTCGCCGCGATGTTCTCCGGGATCGACAGCTCGACGCCCATGTCGAAGGCCAGCTTCGAGATCACGGCCGCAAAGCCGCCAACCGTGAACGGCACGTTTACCAGCATCGGCGGCACCGTCGAGTCGTAGGTGGCCACCGGCAACGCCACGTCCGTGATGCTCACGAAATGCCCGGTGAATTCCCAGTTGCACATGATCGCCGCGCCGACCTGCAGATCGAAGCTGCACGTCCCGCGCGCGCCAGTGATCTTCAGCAGCAGCCCGTCGTCGTAGAAATACATCGTCGACGACTTGTGCACCGACTGCGTCGAGCTCGGCTTGTAGAGCACCGAGACGCCGGCGTTGACCGTCTCCGCCCAGCCGCTCGCGCGCAGGAGCGGCGCGATCTCCGGCGCCGTGCCCGCGGCGCCCGAGCCCTTGACCTCGGTCTTCCCGCTCACCGAGATCAGCGTGCCGGCGAACACGGACTTCAGCAGGCCGAGGCTCGCGCGCACCGGCTTGCGCGCATGCATGCGCGCATTTGCGAAAGCCCAGGCCAGATCCTCGATCATGATCGCGTCCGTGGCGGCGACCGGCGCGGAATCGGCGTTGTAGGCACTCTCGTCTTTCGCGAGGAGGACGCTGCGCTTGTCGAGCATGGTCTTACTCCTTTCGGGTCTCGGTGGATTCGGCGGTCGAGGGCGATTCTTCGGCGAGCACTTCGGCGACAGGCTTCGAGGTCACTCCTGCGGCCAAGTCGTCGCCGGGGAACGTGATGCGCTGCGCCTTGTCGCGCGGCGCCGCCTTGCCGGCCGGCGTGTCCGACACGACGAAGGTCTTGCGCACGGCGCCGGCGCGCGCGGTGGCGGCCGGCGCGGCCTTGGGTTTCGTCTCTTTCAAACGCTCGGGCATGTCATTTCCTTTTCGAGAGAATGAAGCGCGCCTCCTGGTCGAACACCTGCAGGAAGCGCGCGCGGCCGACCGTCACCATCTTGTTGCCGATCGCGGTTTCCACCAACGCCTGCGCCAAGCCCGGCGCGACCAGCATCTCGTGTGAGAGACGCTGCTCCGTCCACCGAAGGAAGACGGCCGCACGACCGCCGCGCCGCAGTCGGTTGCGGAACAGGCGCCTGGGATTCGCCTTCAGTTCTTCGGTAGCAATATCGCCCGAGAGCGTTTCCACCCGCCACGGCAATTTGCCGAAACGCACGCCCCAAGCGCCGAAGGCGCGCATACCGAAGTTTCGATAGAGCGAGAACCGGCTGCCGTTGAAAACCACTGCGGCCACCGGCTTCGTGCGCGTGGCGCGCACGAGCTTCATGCGTGCCTTGATCGCACTCACCTTGAGCCCTGCATACATCGGCCGAAACTCCCTGGCGGCCTCGGCGCGCACCGTGGTGAGCGTCTTGTTCATCGCCCGCACTGCGGCGGGCATCAACTCGCGCTCCATGACGCCAAGACGCGCGGATACGCCGCTCAGGTCCGCCCGGATGTCAATGTCGATCACTGGCTCGGATCCAGCCGCGAGCGGCGGTAATGCACGCGGTACACCATCTCCATCGCGCCGGAGGGCTTGGCCTGGTCGGTGCCCAGCTGCGGCCGCTCCGCCTTCACCTCGACGATCCCGTGCACGAAGGCCAGCCCGAGCGTGTGGTCGGCGACCAGCACGATGTTCACTTCCTTGCGGATCTGGTTGAGCTTCGTCTCGACGTTCGTCGCGCTGTCGTAGACCAGCGCCTCGACGATCACGTCCAGGTCCGAGTCGAGCAGCGCGTGCGCCCAGGGATCCGAGATCACGTCCTCGCCCTGGCGCACCCGCAGCGCCGGCGTCTTCTCGGCGGCCACCTCGTCGTCCCGCCCGCGGTCGACGCTCGCCCCGGTGGTGGCGAGCCCTGTCACCAGGGCCTTCACCGCCGCGATGATCTGCTCTGCCCGATGGTCGGCCATCAGCGCTCCAGTTGCAGCTCCACGACCGCGCCGTCATCCACCGGCTGCCGCGCGCGGATCACGAACACGGTCCCGCCGATCGTGAGCGTCTTGCCGATCGCTCCGGTGGCGGGGATGTCCGAGGCCTTCGCCTGCGCCACCGGGTTCGTCCCGCCGATACCGACTTGCTCCAGGTGCGGCTCGTCGAAGATCACGCTGATCGACGTGTTTGCGCCGGCGGCGTCGTAGACGGCCGCGACGGCGTGGCCAGCTTGGTTGAAGAACACGTCGAGGTCTTCGGTGAACATCAGCGGAAGCCTTCCTCGACCTTCTGCTCGACCGTTGAGACGCCGTCCTCGGTCTTGACGACGCGAAACCAGCGCCCGGGCGGCGTAGGTTCACCGAGCGTTCGGAATAGCTCGCCGGAGATCTTCACCCCGTACACCGTGGCGATGTCCCGCTCGTCGTCCAGCTGGACGTTCTGAGATAGGGGTCCGCGCATATGCAAGCTCATCGCTCAACCTCCTCGCAGCTCCTCGATCCGGAACGGTGCATACACGCCAGCCGAAAAGGCCGCCGCTGCCTTCAAGGCGAGTTCCACACGGTCGCGCGGCCGCTCCGCCACCGTCTCCGACGCGAACAGCGCGCCGAGCGCCAGGTCCTGGCCGCAGCCCACCGCGTTGAACGGCTCCTCGCGCTCGCCGACCTGGTAGTCGCTCTCGATCTCGAAGATCCGCCCGCGGTAGGCGGCGAGAAAGATGCCCCCTTTCTCGACGTCCTTGTCCTTCTCTGCCCAGCCGCCGTCCTTCAGGCATTTCCGCACTACATTGATGAAGTTGGTCGCCATCCAGTGCTCGACCGGCACGTCGGCGTGGTGCTTCGGCAATTCGAGCGAATAGCCGAGCAGTTGCCCCATGCGGAACGACGTCGTGAAACCGATTAGCATCTCGCCGACACGGTAAATCTTCGGGTCCACGCGCTTCATCCGGCTGTACCAGCCGCCGACGCCGGCGGAATCGCAGCCCATGTAGATCACGCCTTCATGCCGCAACGCGACGACGCACGTCATGCTTCCTCCTGTCGAAGCCCTGAAGTGAGGACGCGGCATCCAGTCAGGAAAACCGGAGTTTCGAGTGCCCTCTAGCCGCGCCCGTACTGCCCTTTGTCCAGCCGCCCGCCCTGTGCAGACGTCTGGAAAAAGAAACGGGGCCCGCAGGCCCCGTTGTCTCTCTCGACCGATCCCGCTAGGTCGTGTACTTCGGGTGGTACTTGATGTTCGCCGCCACGAGCACGGGACCCGTGACGATCGTGCCGACGCACCGCACCCAGCCGCGCACCGCCGATGCGTTGACGGTCCGCTTCTGGATCTGGTTCGCCGCCCCGGCCGCGTAGGCGCCCTCGTTCGGCGTGATGCCGGCGGCGCCGGTGCCCGAGCCGTCGGTCGCGTCCTCGATCGTCCAGGTGAGCGAGCCGGTGAGGGCCCCGCACTGATTCGTGAAGACGATGTCGCCTTCGGCCTCGCGCACGTCGATCCACGCGCTGGTGGCGTTGACGGTCGCTGCCGCCGACACCGGATCGAGCAGTTTGACGGGCTTGGCCGCCTGTCCTTGGTTGTGCAGCATGGCTACTTCTCCTTCCTGCCGCCGCCGAACAAGGATTTCTCCTCCTTCGCGGGCGGCGTGGGCGCGGGTGCGGGTGCGTCTTCGACGAATTCCACCTTGTTGGCGGCCTTCATCTCGAGCGCGAACAGGCGCGGCAGCGTCGCCGTCACGCCCTTCTCGAGCACCTTGCGCTGGTGGTCCTGGAACGAACGCAGCACGTGGACCTTGAGGGTCTCCGGCTGCGCGGGTTTTTGCGGTTGCATGCCTGTCTCCTGTGTGGCACGGGCGTCGCCGCCGGCGACCAGGGCTGAAGCGGCCTCGGTCGTGAGCGGCGGCACGTCGTGCGGTTACGCCGTGATGCCGGTGGCGCGGGAGAACGCGAACGGGCGGCGCACGCCGACGTCGAGCGAGTAGATCGCGCGCACGCCGATGATGCCGGCCTGGAAGTTCGCGTAGGGGTTGACCTCGACCTCGAGCACGCCCCACTCGCCGACGACGATCTCCTGCCAGTCGCCGAAGTCGACGACGCCCGAGGCGAGCTGGTTCGAGGACATCCCCGGGAAGCCGGAGACCTGGCCGTCCCAGATGTTGCCCACCCACAGCGGCGTGTCGGTCGAGGTGAAGCGCTGCTTCTGCATCAGGATCGACGCCGTCGCCGGATGCGTGACGTAGCCGCCGCGCGCCGGCATGACGTTCGCCGTCGCCACATCCTCCTGGAACTCCAGCACCTTGGCGTAGGTCGCCGCGCCCGCCGCCACGTTGCCGATGCCTGCGGTGTTCGCGAGCCCCGTCGGCTGGCCGGCCGCGCCGGAGCCTTCCAGGACGGCGAGGTCCGCCGCCGTGGCCGTCACCTGCGCCAGGTCGTCCGTGACGATGCCTTCCGCCCCGGGCGAGCTCTGCAGCAGCAGTTGCCGGCTGATCTCCGTGTAGGCGCCCACGTTCTTCGGCGACAGCGCCATCTGCACGAAGGTCTGCTGGCTCTCGGTGATCGTGGAGGCCTCGTTCGCCAGCCAGATCGCCGTCGCACCCGCGGACTGCCGCGGCACGGTCACGCTGCCCTGCAGGCCCGAGAGCCGTCGCACGCCCATGCGGAACGCCACCGAGCGGTTGCGCAGCATCTCGATGAAGCCAACGTTCTCGGTCCCCACCAGGAAGCCGCCCGCGCCCGCCGTCGCGACCGTGAGATCGCGTCGGCCGATCGCGTGCAGGTACTCGCGCACGCCCTGCTCGATCGGCCGCTCGATCACCTCGAAGGGCACGTAGAAACGGTGCGCCTCCGCGATCTTGCCGAGCTTCTGCGCCACTGCACGCGAGCACTCGAGCTCGAAGCCCGCCTTCGACCAGTCGTTGTCCTTGCTCGCCGCCGCGACGATCGCGCGCGCCAGGCTGAAGCGCTGCGTCTCGTGCGCGGTCAGGCCCAGGCGGCTCGCCGGCTGCGGGTTCGCCTTGCCGCGCTCCTCGAGGATCTTGAGGATGTCGTTCGACACCTGCTCGAGGTTGTAGCCCTGGCGGATCCACGTATCGCGGATGTTCTCCGTGATCCTGTTCGCCTGGGCGAGGTTGGTGACCGCCCGCACGCGCGACTGCTCGAGGTCGAGCGTCGAGCGCTGCTGCAGCTTCTCCTGCGCCTCGCGCTCGGCTTGCTCGCGCGCCTCGCGCTCGTCCTTCTCCCGCTTGGCCTTCGCTTCCTTCTCGGCGGCTTCGCGTTCGGCCGCCAGCTCTGCATCGGTCTTCATGCTGGTTCCTTTCCGTTGATTGGCGGAGTCCGCCGGTTGCGAAGCCCGGACCATCCGGACCTCAAGCTCTTCGCCGCTCATCTGGCGGCCGATGCCGACCGTGGGGTCGGCGGGTACGGTGACGATGGAAGTCTCGTAGGGCTCCCAGTCGCGGGCGGTGAACGTGCCCGTTTTCTTGTCCTCCTCGACGACGTGCAGCCGGTAGCCGATGGAGACGTTCTTCAGGCCCCCGCGCAGCATCGAGGCGACCTCGACCGCGCGATCGGTGTCGAACAGATGCGCGTCCACGATCAGGCGTTCCTTCTCCACGCGCGCGTCGTCGACGATGCCGATCGGATCGCTGAAGTCGTGGTTGAAGAGGAGCGGCATCGCCCCACGCTTCACCCGCTCCAGGCGGATGGCCTTCTTGTCGTGCGAGAGGATCTCCTCGCCGAACCAGCGCTCGATCGGCGCCTCGCTCGAGGCGGAGAACGTGAGCCGCGTGACCTTGTCCTCGACACGGATCTGCAGGTCCGCGTCCGGCATCTCGCGCGAGAGCGGCGGGAGCTTCAGGACTTCCACTTTTTGCATGGGCTACCTCCGAAATGAAACGACCCGCTCATCGTCGGGTCGTTGGTCGTCGTCTTTTTCTTTCCCATCGGGCGGATCGTCCGACGGCTCTTTCGGCTCTTTCGCCGGCGTGACCGGCTCTTTGCCACTCTCGCTTCTCGACGGGTCGGTGTCGAATACGAGCCCCTTTTCCTTCATCATCGCGAGCTCCTGCTCGCGGCCCTCGAGCACGTCCTCCAGGTCCGCGCCGTCCCCGGTCTTCGCGATCACGTCTGCGGTGGTCGTGAGGCCGTTGCGGATCGCCTTCACGTAGGCGTCGACTTCTTTCGCCGGATCGATCCAGCTCCAGCCGCGTGGCTTGAAGCGCACCATCTCGTAGCGCAGCGTGTCGTTCGCGTAGGCCTCGACCGGGATCGCGCTCACGGCACGCCCGAGCACGGCCTGCTGCAGCCATTCGCAGTGCAGCGGATGGCGGAAGGACCGGATGAACCACGCCTGGAAGTAGCGCCACAGGTCGCGGTCGT